TTGGGGGTATGACCTTTGGAAGAAAGACGGCGCACATTTTCAAATAGATTAACAACTAAAAAAAACAAAATGAAACGATTATTTAAAACAGGAATAGTTACAACTTTAATGGGTTTAACTATTTTATCAATAGCTATATGTTTATACGTTAGTAAACACCACACCGAAACAGAAGCAGGAGCAGTAGCTGCTTTAGGTTTATTGTTATTAAGATCCAATGACTCGCTAATAGGCTTAACTAAAAAATGAGAATATTAATACTTTGTATATTCTTAATCTCCTGCAACCCACAAAATAGACTTAATAGAAAAGTAAAGAGAGCAGAGAACTACGCCTATAAACACGGTCTAGTAATTAAGGATACTATTAAGATAGTTGATACTGTAATAGTGGATAATTATATACACGACACTACAGCGACTATAATAAAGCACGATAGCACTATAGTAGTGAATAATGAGAAAGTCTTTCTAAGGTACTTTTACGACACTCTAAGACAAGAGATTTACCACGAGGTAGAATGCAAAGGAGATACTATAATTCGCGAGGTATTAGTTCCGGTAGATAAAGTTAAAGTAATAGAAAAGGATAACAGATATATGATTGTTTTGATTGTCTTGTTATCTGCTTTATTCTTTGTGGTCCTGAGGAGAAATTATGTAGCTTAATATTTAGTATATTTACGCAAATTAAAAACTATGCAGCATAGAAATACTACAAGACTAAGACTTAAAGACGACGAGCTAGACCTTATCCAGAAATACAGACGAATTAAGGAGGAGAGTATAGCAGCAGGTATTAATCCTGACGATGTAAAACACGGATGGCTCAAGACAGATAAGAGTAGCCTTTTCTTTAAGAACCCAAACTTTAAGACAGAAGAAAAGAATAAGTTTGCTGAGGACTTAATTAAGGAGCTAGAGCAATACTCTCCAAAGTACCCAACTATAAAACGGAGCAAGTCAAAGGATGGACATTTATTAGTTATAGATATAGCCGACCTACATATAAACAAGTACGCAGAAGCTCACTTAACAGGAGCAGACTATAATAGTAAGATAGCGGTAGAAAGAGCAATAGAAGGAACTAAAGGACTTATACAAAAAGCATCGGGTTTTAACATTGAAAAGGTTGTTTTTGTAATTGGTAACGATGTACTTAATACCGATAATCTCACGAAATCCACGAGCAAACATACGCCACAGGACACGGATGTAAATTGGTTTAAGGCTTTTAATATTGCAAAGGATTGCTACATAAAATGTATAGAGTTATGTATGCAGGTTGCAGATGTTGACATTATACATTGTCCTAGTAATCACGACGAAATGAGCGGATGCCTTTTGGCTCAAACTTTACACGCTTGGTTTAGACAAAGTAAAAATATTACATTCGACATAAGCCCAAAGTATAGAAAGTACTACCAGTACTATAGTAATATGCTAGAGTTTGAACACGGACACAAAGGCAAAATGTCAAACCTACCTTTACAAATGGCTAACGAACAGCCTCAGATGTGGGCAAGTACTAAATTTAGATATGCTTATTTGCACCACGTACACCACCAAGACAAAACACAGTTTAAAAGTGGTAAAGATTTTACAGGATGCAATGTAACCTATTTGCGCTCTCCTAGTAGTGCCGACCTTTGGCACGCAGAAAGCGGATATAATAATATGGTAGCAGTAGAGGGCTTTCTCCACTCTAAAGATATGGGTAGAGTTTCACATATAACACATTATTTTTAATGATACGAATAGAACTATCTGACGATGAAATAGAATACAGCACTTACTTTCCTATTAGGGATGCACACGACTTAATGTATAGCTTTGAGGAAATGGTTAGAATGTACACTAAAGCAGAAATAGAAGTAGATACTTACATCCTAGAGAGGGCAAAAGAAATACATATTAAAAAGAATAATTAAAATAAAATACTTATATTTGGGCTTTCATAGTTTAGGTTTAGTTTTGGAAAGAGAGCTAACATTCATTTGTTAGCTCTTTTTTTTGTGCCTAATTAAAAAAACTGCTTTAAAATTTTTTTATCTGAAAACTTTATTTTATTATTGTTGAAAACTTTTAAACTATAAAACTATGGAAACATCATTTAACAAAATTTGCAAAAGTATTGCAACGCTTAAAACAGAATCTCAATGTGAATCTATTGAGGCTATGATTAAGACCTTCAAAGATAAGTATAAAAGGGAAGGGCACGAGTACGCTTACATATTGGTAGGCGCATTATTAATGGCTAAACAATTAAAATTTAAACAATGAAAGTAAAACTAACTCACTCACTTTGCGAAATGCAGAAAGTACAGAAAGACCTTTGGGAAGTATTTACTACTGACTACTGGGATAATGGAACTTATACAGTAAAGGAACTTTCACACCACTCAACAGAACGTGAAGCTCAGGAACAAAAAGAAATTAACAAACATAAAAACATAAACAAATGAAAGAACTACTAAACATTCAAAGCGAATTAAAAGCACCTAAGAGCCAATACAATAGTTTTGGTAAGTATAAGTATAGAAACTGCGAAGATGTCTTAGAGGCTCTTAAACCACTCTTAAAAAAGAATAAATGTACTTTGTATATCTCAGACAATATACTAGAGGTAGGAGGATTGATTTTTGTAGAAGCAATAGCAACTATACAAAACGAGAAAGGACAAGACGTATCCGTATCTGCACAGGCAGGAATTAACCCAAATAAAAAGGGAATGGATATAGCGCAGTCTTTCGGTAGCTCCTCCAGTTATGCGAGAAAGTATGCCCTTAACGGATTGTTCTTAATAGATGACACTAAGGATCCTGACACAGAAGCACCTCAACCCAAGCAAAAAGAAAAGATAACAAATGGCAATCTTTCGGGAATGATGTTAAAAGCTAGTATAGGAGACTTAAGGACTATAATAAAAGACTTTGAACTTACTAAAGAGCAACACAGTAAGGTAACAGAATTAGGTAAAAAATTAAAAACTAAATAAGATGGAAACTATTTTAAGAAATGAACTGGAAACAGCAGACAAAAGAATTATTGTCTTAGAAAGTACTATTGAAACTTATAAGAATATAGTAGATGCTATGGAGCAACGACTAGAACTAATGGAGGAGAACCATAAGTTTGAACTAGAAAACTATTACACTAAAAACACAGAACTATGAAGATTAGAAGCTCAGCACTAGGAAAGATAATGACAAACCCTAGAAAGAAAAGCGAAACATTATCAGCAACTTGTAAAACTTATATAAAGGAACTTGTAAAAGAGGACTTATTCGGTTACAGAACTACAATAGATTCTAAATACCTAACCAAAGGAATAGACTTAGAAGATACTAGCATAGACCTTTATAACGAGGTACACAATACTTTATACCTAAAGAATACAGAAAGGCTCTCTAACGAGTTTATAACTGGAGAATGTGATATAAATGCAGAGGATAAAATAATAGATATAAAGACCTCTTGGAGTTTAGAGACATTTCCTGCTGCTCCTGAAGATGTAAATAACAAAGACTACGAATGGCAACTACGTTCTTATATGTGGCTCTACGATAAGCCTAAAGCAGAATTAGCCTATTGTATGGTTTCAACTCCTGACTACTTATTAAAAGATTGGGATAATTATAAGATACACAAAGTTGATAAGTTCGACCCATTTTTAAGAGTTACTACTATTTCATTTGAACGTGATACAGAAAAGGAGCAACTAATAAAAGAGCGAGTAATAGAATGCGGAAAGTTTTACATTGAGTACAGAGATTCGATTCTAAACAAGCAATTAATAACAATATAATAAAATTTAAACTAAAAATTATGAGACCAGTAAACACAAAATCAATGTTTCATTTATTAATGGAGCAAATGGAAAAGCTAGATAGAAATGAGATAGATGTTAATCAAGCGTCTGCAATGAGTAAACTAGTAGGACAAGCAACGAACTTAATGACTTATGAATTAAAGAGAGCTGCTTTAATGACTAACGTAGACTTTAGAACCGAACACAGGAACTTAGAGTCTAAAAACTTTGATTCATTACCTGAGTAATATGGAAAAACATAAAGACTTAGAAATAGTTAAGCTATTAGATAGCCTAGTTATTTTAATAGATAGAGAAGATGTTAGGTTAATTAGAAAACTTAGAAATAAATATAATAATAAGATAGAGGCTTTCTCACTTGCTAATATGCAACCAATAAACGCCACTAATAGCGAGTTAGGTTTTGTTAAGACAGCATTAAAAAAAATGGTTTATGCTATATATAAAAATAATAATGATGAGCTATCTAATATGTGTGATAAAACCGTTTTAGATGATTATATTATATTTTCTAAAGTGCAATGCAATAGAAAAATTAAAGCATTAAAAGAAAAACATTGGTACTATAATGAGAATATAACAGGAGATATGAAGACTCTTACAGCAATAGATAAACTTATAAAAATAGATATGGTTACATCATTCTATAACCAACATAAAACCAAACTAATACTAAGCGAATGAGAAAAGAGGATAGATTTAAGCCTTACATTTACAAGGTCTATAATAGTAGTGGAAAGCTAGAGGAGTATTCTAGGTACTACAAGACTAAAAGAGAAGCTGTGTACTGGTATAAGACTCAGGGCAAATGGCTAGAAAAACACCTCAACAGAAAACTAATATTAATCGACACAGATATAAACTTATTTACTTTACTATGACAGAATTAGAATACTTTATAACAGAAACGCTAGACGCAACTCCCCCACCAGTAACAAAAGAAGACATACTAAAAGCTGTATGCTTAGAGTTCAAGGTTTCAGAGGAGGCTATAATGGGGAATTTTAGAGGACAGAACACAGTACTAGCTAGGCACTTTTATATGTTTTTTTTAAAGCATAAAGGAGTAATTAAAACACTGACAGATATAGGTAGGGAAATTAATAAAGACCACGCTACCGTTTTATATGCAATAGCTAAATTAAAACATTGGATAGAAAACTACCAAGACATAAGACAGAGATATAATAATATAAACCAAAAATTAAAATAAAAAATAGTATATTTGTAACCAATTAAAAATTAAATTATGGATTTAGAAATAAAAGGAACTATCACTAAGATAGGCGAAACAGAAACAAAAACTGGAAAGGATGGCACGCCTTGGCAGAAGCTAACTTACACAGTAGAAACAGACCAGACTTACAACAACTTATATGCTTTTGAAGTATTCTCTCAGGAGAAGGTAGAACAATTTAAGAAGTACAACGTAGTAGGTACTAAGGTAAGCGTAAAATTTAACGTCAGTACAAATGAATGGAAAGGTAAATATTTCACAACGTTGCAGTCTTGGAGATGCACAAAAGACGATGCTCAGACTCCACAGAAAGAGACTGTACAGGCTACGACAGAGGATGACTTACCCTTTTAGGAAGGTAATACAATTATTTTTAAGCAGAGGATACAAAATAAAATAGCTTATATTTGTACAACTTAGATAAATAATTACAATAGATATAGTAGGCTGAGGTGCGGAAGGTCTACAATAATATATTAATAATTTAAACCCTTTAATGGTTAGTAGAGCTGCACCCTCGAACGCTGTTAAAGGGTTTTTTTATACACAATATTATGGCAAAAGACTTACCTTATTTTAAATTTAATGTTTCAGAGTGGCTACTAGGTAGAATATCTGACGAAAATTATAGAGTGCAAGGACTCTTTTTAAGTGCGTGTTGCCACTACTGGCACAAAGAATGCCACATAACTACAGTAGAACTCAATAAGAAGTTAGGCAAAACTAACACAAAACTCTTAGTAAACTCTAAATTTCTTTTTGAAAGTGATGGAGATATTACTATCCCTTTCTTAGATGAGCAAAGAAGTGAACTAACTGAGTTACAGCGTAAAAGAGTTGAAGCAGGGCGAAGGGGAGGTAAAGCAAAAGGTAAGCAAGGCTTAAGCAAAACAGAAGCAAACCCCAAGCATTTAGAAGTAGATAAGATAAAGAAAAGAAAAGATAAGATAAGAGAAGAACTTTTTAACTCTCAAGTTTGGAAGGAAGGAATAGCTAAATTAAATAAATGTAAATTAATTGAGGTAGAAAAGTTTTTAGTTATATTTTTGGAAGGTCAAGAACTAGACGATAATTTAGACAGAGATTTACAGGAGGTTAAAAAACACTTTAGAGCGTGGTTTTCAAAACAAAACTTTAAATCTAATAAACCAAAAAGAACTATAGCACTATGAACAACTTTATAGAATGGAATACTCTTAACTTTAAAAAGGATAAAGGACAAGAAAAGATACGCTGTCCTGAGTGCGATAACTCTAGGAGCGACAAAACAGACAAGAGCTTACAAATTAATCACAATGGAGGATATGGTAAATGTCATTACTGTAGTGCTTTAACTTTTAGAGATAAGAACGAATACGAGCCAAAGGTAATACTACCTAGTCAAGACTGGCAGAACTTTACTAAACTATCTGAGGGGATGGTTAAATGGGTAGAGAATGAAAGAGCAATAGGACAGCACTCACTTATTCAGTTAGGAATAACAGAAGAAAAACAATACCAACCACAACTAAAAAAAGAATGTAGCAATATTGTATTTAATTATTTTGAGGGAGATACTGTAGTAAATAAAAAATATAGGTCAGCTCAAAAGAACTTTACACAAACAGCAGGAGGTAAAAGTATATTTTATAATATTAATTCTGTAGTAGGAGAGTCTGAGGTTTGGATCTTAGAGGGCGAATTTGATGTTTTAGCTCTGCATCACATAGGTATAAAGTCGGCTATAAGCGTTCCTAATGGAGCAAATGACAATGACGAATACTGGAAGAACTCCGAGAAGTATTTAAAAGATGTAAAAAAGTTTATTATAGGAGTAGACAACGACACAAAAGGAAATGAGCTAAAGGATAAAATAGCACATAGACTAGGTAGGTGGCGCTGCGAGTTTGTAGAATGGCAGAACAAAGACGCAAACGGAGACTTACAAAAAGGAGTATTAAAACAATCTGTAGTAAATAGAAATAAGTTTCCAGTAAGTGGAACGGTTACTATTTCAGATTTAAAAAATGAAATATTTGACTTTTATAATAATGGACTACCCGAAACAATTAAACCAAAAGCAGAATGTTTTAAAGATATAAACAGCTTTTTTAGTTTAATGCGTGGACATCTTTGTACAGTTACAGGAATACCCTCTCACGGTAAAAGCGAATTTACAGAATGGTATGTAATGAACTTAGTTAAAGACTTTAAAATGAAAGCTAGTTTCTTTACTCCTGAACACGCTCCATTTGCACTACATCAAACTAGGTTTATTCCTAAAGCAATAGGAAAACCATTTTGGAAAAGTCAAGACAATAGGATAACTCCTGCTGACATTGAAAGATATGTAACTTGGGCAGACCAAAAAATATACTATACTATGCCAAACTCAGGAGAGGTCGCAGACTGGAACTGGATACTAGATACTTTTAAACAGCAGATGTTTAGTTATGGAGTAGACATATTTGTAATAGATGCTTTTAATAAAGTAGTAGGAGCATCTGACAAAAAAGATATAGACGCAGTATTAACTAAGCTTACAATGTTTGCACAAACTAACAATGTTATAATAATGTTAATAGCACACCCTACAAAGATGCGAAAGGAGGAGGATAATACTTTTAGCGTT